TTAGGTTTTACTAAACTTATTTTTGGTGTTGGAACACAAGATACTAGTAGCCTTTGTGATTTTGATACAAATACCGCATTGGTAAATCAAATTGGTAATTTTATTAATAATATGTCATTAGGTATTACACCTACTGCTAATACAACAATGTTTATAAAATATAGAGTTGGTGGTGGAGCTGATAGTAATATAGGTCCAAATGTGTTAAGGTCACTTGGTATTATTAACATGACAGTAAATGGTAGTGATGCTAATATAAATAATGCTGTTAAAGCATCCTTAAAAGTTAATAACTCATTTCCAGCATTAGGTGGTAGAGATGTTCCTAGTATTGAAGAAGTAAGAAACTTAGTTAGATATAATTTTGCAGCACAAAACAGAGCTGTAACAATAAAAGATTACCAATCAAGAATTAGTTTGATGCCGGGTAAATTTGGTGTTCCTTTTAGAACAGGTGTTTTTGAAGAACAAAATAAAATAAAAACATACATATTAGGTTTAGACGCTGATGGTAAACTCACAAATACATCAACAAGTGCATTAAAAGATAACATTTCAACATATTTAGCCGATTTTAGAATGTTAAATGATTATGTTGAAATAACTAATGGTAGAATAATCAATTTAGCGTTTCAAGTTGACCTATTTATTGATAAAAAAGTACCACAATCACAAATTATATCTCAAGTAATTAATGATATTCAATCGTTTATGGACATAAATAAATTTCAAATGGGTGACAGTATTTATATTTCATCATTAATTGAAACTATTAATAATGTGGGTGGAGTAATAAATGTAATTGATTTGAGAGTCTACAATAAAGTTGGTGAAGGAAAATATAGCTTGAATGAAATTTCACAACCATACATTGACACATCAACCAGACAAATAGATATAGCTCAAGATTATACTTTATTTGGAGAACCAACTAGTATGTTTGAAATTCGTTTCCCTACAACTGATATAACAGTTAGAGTTAAATCTTAATGTTTCCTTATTAGTTTAAAATACTATATTTATATAAATAAAAAAAAACAAAATAACTAATAAATATGGGATGCAATTGTAAAACAGAAAAAAAAATAGATGACTATTTAGAAGGTAGTGCACCTTTGGGTGAAAAAATAAGTCAAAAAATATTAAGTTATAGCTTAAAATCATTGGCTTTTTTAATAATGGTAGTTTTACTACCAATAATTAATTTATTAATAATATGGTTTATGTTTAAAACTATAGTATTGAACAAAAATGTTAATATTAAACCATTATTATTAAGCTTAGGTAAGAAGTTTCAAGAAAAAGAAATTGATGATGAAGAAGAGGATGATTTTGAAGAAATAAAAGAAGAAGATGTTGTAATGGTAAATGTTGAAGATATAACAAATATGGGTAAGTAATAATGTCAAATAAAAAGATAATATCTTGTCCACATTGTATATCAAATGAATGTATCAAAGCTGGGATATATTGTTGGTTTGACAAAAATAATATTAAAAAGTCAACCCAACATTATAGATGTAAGTTATGTAAAAAAAGGTTTGGTAAAAATACAAATAAATTAGAATCTCATAATAGAGATGTTAGTTTATATAATAAAATTATTAACAAATATATAAATGAAAATATGTTAGTATCTGACATTGCGATTTGTTTTAATATTAGTGTTACAAGTATTAGAAGAACACTTAAACGATATAAAATAGTTAAAAGAAATACATTAGAAGAACAAATAAGAGGAATAACTGGGTTAAACTATAATGATTATATTGAATATATTAAAAATTTAAAAGATTATAAAAAAATAGTTAATTTAATTACTAGACAACAACCATTAAATAATTTATCAAACTACAATAAAAGAGGTTTATGTGGAGTAATTGGTGCTTATCAATTAGACCATAAATATTCAATATCTGAAGGTTTTAAAAATAACATATCACCTATGATTATAGGTGATATTAAAAATCTTGAGTTCATACCTTGGAAAGAAAATAACACTAAAAGAGGAAAATCCTCAGTTAACATAGAAGACATTGGGAAATAATACAATAAGAATTAGGACAACTCCAAATGGTGGCGATAAATATATTAAAACATTCTTGTCACAAGATTTTGATTTCGTAGAAATCCTTTCCTTGAAAATTAGTCAGGAAGATACGTATCGAAAATTTTGTTCTGATTATGGTGTAATTGTTGGTAGAGTAATTATAAATAGTGGCTTTGGAGTTCCAAATGCTAAAGTAAGTGTTTTTATTCCATTGGATGATATAGATAAAAATGACCCATTAATAAAGGGTTTATATCCATTTGAAGTAATAACAGATAAGAATAGTAATGGTGTAAGATATAACTTATTACCTACAGATGGTGATGTATCTAATGAATGTTTCACACCAGTTGGTACATTACCTAGTAAAAGAGAAGTACTTGATAATGAAACAATGTTAAATGTTTATTGTAAGTATTATAAATTTACAACAACAACAAATCATGCCGGAGATTTTATGATTTTTGGTGTACCATTAGGAACGTATACTGTTCACGTTGATGCAGACATATCAGATATTGGTATTGCATCACAAAGACCATATAATCTCATTAGTCAAGGAACACCATCAAAACTGTTTTACAGTCCAACAAAGTTTAAGGGTGATACTAATTTGGATAAATTAATTCAAGTTAAAACACTAAATTCTGGTGTGAATGTTCAACCATTTTGGGGTGATACTGATAATTGTGAAATAGGTATAACCAGATTAGACTTTGATTTAAATTATACAATAAGACCATCAGCTATTTTTATTGGAAGCATATATGGCGACCAAGATAAACATAGTATAAATAAAAGATGTAGGCCAAGAAGAAAATTTGGTGAGTTGTGTGAACAAATAACAGGTCCCGGTTCTGTCTCTATGATTAGAAAAACAATTGACGGTCAAATCGAACAATTTGATGTTGAAGGTGGAAGAGTAATAGATGATGATGGAGCATGGGCATACCAAATACCAATGAATTTAGATTACATGATTACTGACGAACAAGGTAATTTAGTTTTATCTCAAGACCCCAATGTTGGTGTGCCAACAAGAGCAAGGGTTAGATTTAGTATTGGTATGGATGAAACAGGTGGTGAAGGTAGACTTAGGACTAGGGCTAAATATTTGGTTCCAAATAATCCAACTAATACTAGTGAAATTGATTATGAATTTGGTACAGATACAAAAGATACAAGCTTTAGAGATTTATATTGGAATAAAATATATTCAGTTTCAAATTTTATATCAAGATTTCAGAAAAACGGTTTAACTAGTGTTAGAACAATAACTGGTATGAAAGATGTTGATGCTTGTGCTGGTGATAAAACACCATTTCCATATAACAGAGTTGACACAAATTTAAATCCAATATTTTTTATAATCTGTTTGGTAATAAAGATTATGGCATTTCTTATATATGTAATGAATGCTTTGATTATTCCAATTATTAATTTCGTAATTAATATTATTAATACAGTATTTTTGGCAATAATCAATGTTGTAAATACAATTATTAATATTATTAATAATGTGAAGAAATTATTAGGATTTAGTAACGACATATCAACAATCTCATATTCAAATATAGCATTTATTCCATGTATATCAGTTCAGTGTCCAGAAGACGATAAAAAAGATTTTGCACCGGGATGTAAATCTGGTAGCAATGGTTTTAACGCATCAACATCACCACCAACATATTATGATGGTGACCCATTTGGACATAGCGGTATTGTTGATTATGCAGTAGGTTTGGATAATTGTATTGCATTTGAAATGGCGAAATCATTAAATTTATTTAAGTTTGATTTTTATAATGATTGGGTAAATGGAACATTATTTGGTTTCTTATTAAAATATAAAAAGAAACGTAAAGGTAGAGAAAAGTTTTGTGAGTATGATTGTGAAGATTTTTTTACTAGTGGTGGTGTTGATGGAAATAAAAATGGTCAAGCAGATAATAGTTGCCATAATAATTTATTAGTTGATACATGTTTTGATTCAGGTATTAATGCGATTCCAACACTTCAAGACCCTGTTGGTGATATAAGTATTAATTCACATTTAATATCAAGAACAAATGGAGGATTAAGAGAAGGTTTAATTAAAAAAGTAGGTGATGAGTTTTATTATGCTGCAAC